TCCGTATTGCTTAACTAGATAATCCTTAACCTCTTCACGCCTTGTGTCTTGAATGTCGGTATCAATATCTGGGAAGTCATTACGGTCTGGGTTAATAAACCTAAAGAATAGAAGCCCATATTTAATTGGATCAATGTCTGTGATCTTTAGGGCATAGCACAGCAAAGAGCCAGCAGAAGAACCACGTCCAGGACCAACCTGGATTCCCTCCTTCTTTGCCCAGTTAATCATGTTGCGAACAACAAGGAAGTATGGCCCAAAGTTCTTTGACTCAATGACCTTAAGTTCTTCCTCTAGCCTGTCAAGGTACTCTTGGGTCTCTACTCCACGCTCTTTTAATCCTTCTAAGGCTAGGGTACGAAGCTCTTGGTCAGGGTTTTGGTACTGAACTGGAAGAAGGTCCAGCCCATCCTTAATACTATAGTCTTCTACCTTATCAGCAATCTCTAAGGTAGATTCATAGATATCTTCTCTATCAATACCCTGAGACATCATCGCTGCCCGCATTTCTTCATCGGACATAAGGTGGATATCAAACTTGTTAAAACTCATTTGTCGATCTGCACCATAAAGATAATCAAGTCTGTCCATGAGATTGGCATGCTTCTTAGACTTTTCAAAGGTAGCGTCTTTTTCAATCTTATTACTGTATGTATTAAGAATTAGTTTAAGCTCTTGGATGTCTTTCTGCCCTGTGTGTGCATGGTGGCAGTCTGGAGTCACCACTGGCTTTACCCCGAACTCGTCTGCCAGTGCTAGTAGTTGGTGGTTAATCTCGGCTGGGTTGTGTGGCATTACCTCAATGTAATAGTCATCGCCAAAAACACCCTTGTGCCACTCTATTTGTCGCTTAGCCTCTGCGATCTCTCCAACTTCAATTGCCTTAGCAACAGTTCCGCTAAGACATCCAGAGGTAACAATAATGCCCTCTTTATACTGATTTAAAACTTCATAGTCAATGCGTGGCTTCTTGTAGAAGCCCTCTGTCCAGCCAATCTCATTGAGCCTATTGAGATTTTCTAAACCTTTTTGGTTCTTGGCTAGGAGGACTATGTGATTGTAGACCAAGTCTAAAAGACCTTCTCTACTGTCCCTATCCCGCTTGTCAAAGCGGTCTTCGGTAATATAGCCCTCCACGCCAAGTATTGGCTTAATGTTCTTACTTTTTGCAGCGCGATACATCTCTCTGTGACCAGAAAGAGAACCGTGGTCAGTGATTGCCAAGGCAGTCATTCCCAGTTCTGCTGCTCTGTCTACGTACTCCTGTGGAGTAGCGATTCCATCAAAAAGACTGAAATGAGTGTGAACGTGTAAGCCAACGTATCCCATCCTAGATTACCACTCCACGTTAGTGGCAGAGGTAACAGAAGGTGTGTCAAAGCCCAAGTAGTAGGCTTCTTGTTCTGCGTAGGGGACCTGCGTCAAAGCCAATTCAAGATCGAATGGCTCTACACTACCCCAGGCAAACGGCTCGCTATCTGGAGCCGAAGGAATAAGCGTATAGCTTGTTTCCGTACCCTGACCGTTACGCTTAAGCTTCCAGGTAAGATTTGAAATGCTACCCGTCTCCAAAGCGTATTCCCGAATGGTGTTGAAAGATGACATCTTGCTTACACCCATTGACCAGATAGCAACGTATGGTTCTTCAATTCCATCGTCAACGAGAACGTTGCAATAGAAACGAAGACGCCCACGCCACCCAGCTTTTGGATCCTTGCGGTGCATCTCTTCAGCCCAGTCTCGGCCCTCTGAGTCCATAGTGTCTACAGCCTTGCGACGGTAGTCTTTTGGATTGGTGTGTTCTTTAACCACCATAGAGAGGCCACGGCCTTCACTATAATTGGCAGACTCTTCATCCAGTTCTTCGACAAAACGAATCTTTACTGACTGTGAATCTGCTAGTTTCAGCCAACGAACGCGAGGCTTATCGCTGTCGTACTTTGGCTTGTCGAGCAGGGCATTAATATTTTTGAGACCCTTAACTACGCTCATATTTTTCTCCTTATGTGTTTTGGTATACTTTGTTTATATTGTTATTGTAATATTTCGGCTATTGACTGGTCGAAGCTAAAGCTTAGAGCTTTAATATCTTCGTCATTCATGTCACCAATATCTTTATATTTTGTTTCTAACAATAAGACAGAGACGCGAGAACCAAGCTTTTCTATAAGCCTGGTTTTCATGTTGCCGCCTGCCTCATCATTGTCTGCAATGACAATTATATCATTGAAGTATTTTTTTAGCAAGTCTACTTGGAAATTAGATACGTTTGAGCCAAGTGTTGCTACCGCCGCGAAACCGCACTGGTCAAGGCGTATGGCGTCAAAAGAGGACTCCACCACATATACAGTACGTGAATTCTTTACACGGTTTAAATTAAATAAAGTCTTACCTTTTGGAAGACCTGGGGTATTCTTAAAGGTCTTACCTTCTACAGATCTTCCCACAAACCCAACAAGCATCCCATCTGGGGCATGAACTGGGATAGTGATCATATCCTGCTTCTCAGAGTAGCCCAGGCCGAACTTCTTAATAGAGCTATCTGTAATCTTACGACCACTATAGTATGTCTGGGCACGAGGGGATTCTATCGCTGTAGAGTGTAGCCTCTTTACCTGCAGCTCATCATATTGAACATACATAGGCTTCTCTATAAGTTTTTGATTTATCTCAGACTCAAGGCTGGTTGCTACCTCCTTGCTCTTAATAAACCTAATGGCTTCAAAGTAAGTTCTGCCAGTCTGGTGCATAACGAACTCAGCAAGGTCTGCGACGTGGTGGCAGGAGAAACAAAAGAATGTTCCACGAACCTTATCGATTTCTCCAGCTGGAGTCCTGTGGTTTCCGTGAAAAGGGCAGAAGATAATGAAGTCTGTGTCTACCTCAGACTCTATGTCTACGCCACTTCCTGCCAAGATTCGTTTGATTTGCTCTGGTGCATAGGAATGACCAGTGTTCCGTCTATCCCGAATATCCATTCGCTCTTTCTCTTCCCTACGTGAATTCCATACATTGAAAGCTTAAATTTAAAACCTTTTATGTTTTCATTATACTCTATAGTAAAGTCTTCGTCAATGTCTAGCCTTGGAACATACCCCGCAAATCGCATCTCTGCAATTAAAAGATCTGCATACTCTATGCGTAGTCTCCAAAGAATAGAGTCGTCATAGATGTTGCCCTCTAGATTGTAGAGTTTTAGTGGTTTATGGTGTATGCTTTCCATTCATCTATTATAAAGCCCATTTACTTATTTAATTATTTAATTAAAGTCTTGCACATCTTTATACTTATAATGTCCCTTATCAAAGTCTACCTGGACCATGAACTCCCCCATAAAACCATTACGGTTCTTTCTAAATACACACTCCATGACATCACTATTGCTACCCCGACCCAAAGCTATCACCCAGTCAGCGTCATAGGCTATCTGACGGCTCCAGGCAGTCTGACCTAGGGTTGGAACAGTGTCTAATTTTGTAACGTCGTCAGGTGTCGCTGAGGAGATTGCAATGATAGGAACCTCTTCAGAGATTGCCATAAGCTTAAGCTCACGAGACAGGTTCTTCATACGAACAGTCTCATTGTCCGACTTCTGGTTTGGGCTCATAAGCTGAAGGTAGTCTACAATTACGAAGTCTGGCTTGTACTGATCAATCTTTCCACGCAAAACCGATGGAGTAATCTCTCCACCACTATCATTAGAAATGATATGGAACTCTGGCTTACCCTGCAAATGATTCTTGTGCCATGTTGCCAAGGTATCTAGTTCAATATCTCCAGAACTTAGTTTCCTGTGAGACCAAAGTCCCTCCCCCATAATAGTGAATACTCGGTTACGAACCTCTGTCTCAGACATCTCCAAGCTAATAATTAATGGAGACCTGCCCTGCTTCCAAGCCTGTACCGCAAAATATAGCGATAGCCAAGACTTACCAATACCAGGATAAGCAAGGAAAACCCCAAGCTGTCCAGGCATAATTCCTGAAGGTAGATAGTCATCAAAACCTGGCAAGCCAGTCTTAATACCAATAGATCCAGCTTCTTGTTGCTTCTTTACATTTTCAAAGAATGCAATAGCAGAATCTAAATCTGTGACATCAATGTCTCTGATTGTCGAGGTATTCTTTTTAAGCTCTGAGGTCTGTCCAATAAGCTTTTCTAGTGCTTCCGAGCCCTGCCCAAGCTGAACCTCTGTTGCAGCATTACGCAAAATATCTTTAAGGCTGTCGTTTAGATACTCAACCTGAAGCTCATCTAGGTGATGCTTTGTTGCTCCAATACCCTTGAGAGGTTCAAAGTCTCTAAACTTTTCTACGACTAGGCCGACTGGAGGAACAGAATGATTGCTCTCAAAGTAGTTTCTAACAAACTGCCACACATCATTGTGGGTGCGCAACAGATTGTCTACATTTGCCTGAAGCAATACGTGAACCTGCTTGTCTTCTAGAACTGCAGAAAGCAGCTTAGCCTCTGTGTTACTCATTTAACCACGCCCTTGCCATCTTTTGCCTTTCGGCTCTCTCTTGTAAATCTTGGTCTACTCGTCTTCTAGCTTCAATGATCTTGTCAGCATAGTTGGCAAAGTATGACCAACTTGGACTTGGGGAAACATCAAAGTAGTACTGCATTAACTCGTAGCAAGTTGGCATGCCATAGGACTCTATAAGACCATCGGCAGACCACTGCTCTTTGTTAATGTTGTGTACTGGCTTCTCTCCATAACGCAGCGTATGCAACTTACTGTAGCGACTGAGCAAAGCCATTCGGTCTTTGCGGTCCGCCACTAGTCTGTAGTTTCTTCTTTAGCTTCGTTAATTTTGGTGATTAGCTTTTGTTCTACAAAGTCATACACCCGAGAAAATGCATCGTCTACATTCTCATCTTGACGTACAGAATCTTCAACACCAAGATCGATTCTGAGTGACTGAAAATTGCCAAGATTCAAGGTGTAACCCAAAGCAATCTTAACCTTAGTTTCGTTTTTATCCATCTCATACCCTTTTCTTTTAATTTCTTGCAATGTAATAATTGTATACCAATTATTTGCTGGTGTCAAGTTTGATTCATATGCTCTCCGACCATAAAGGAATAAATCTTCCGTCTTCTGTTCTCGTATATGTAAGAATACCGTCACCCATTCTACGGGTTAGCTCCTGAACCGTTGGGGTATTACTATTGGTAATCAACCCATCTTTCCTTGGTCTACCATGTGACTGTAGTGCAAGTATATCACGAATCTCTCTGACCTGAGATTCTGAGTAATAAGACCTTAGCCCCCAGGTTGGAGCCCCGCCTTGGCTAGCCCCCATTGGCTTCTGAATAAGTCCCTGAACAGCCAACCTTGCCAAATGCTTTTGATGCCTAGACATAAGCCTTGCTGTTTCTATTAAGGTGTAAGCACGCTCTCTATTTCTTTTAAAGTCACTGATCAGACAGCTTTCTAGCCTGCCCTTTGTGACATTAAAAACAGACATAATACCATTAGATCTATTAAAATGATATTTACGTACAAGATCTCCGTTTAAGAACCAAACCTTGGTGCTCCCAGGAATTACGGGAGCACTGTTATAAGCTTCTCTATCCACGAAGATACCCTAAACTGGGATACCAACCATAAGAAGATTAACACCGACAGAGGCAACACCAATGGTGTTAAACTTTACAATACCCTGGACATTATTATTTGTAACCTTAGTCAAAACAACAGAGACATCTTTTCCAGAATCTGTAGAGTTCTCATCAATAAGGAGTGGTGTTGCTGTAACTACTGGGGCATAAACAAAGTCATCAAAAGTATAGCTAAATGAACCTTCTCCGTCTGGGCTTGTAGTAGAGTTATTTGTCACAGTAACGTAGCCTCCCACAATTCTTGCGTCTGAGGTCCTTACAGATTGCTTACCAGCAGAAGCTGTTTCAACTGTCGTATATCTGCTAGTTGTTGGAGAAAGCTGTGAAGAAATCTCGTTAACGGCATTAGCAACCTGGTAAATATATGACAGATCTAATGGCTGTCCTCGTTCTGGTAATGGTATTTTTGACATTAATATCTCCTAACTTAATCCTATCAGGTCAATCTCTTCACTTTCAAATATTGTTATGCTATTTGCTCTTTCTTTTTCTATACTTGCAACCTGGATGGCTACCCGTACCTTTGTAGAAAATAAATTTGAAAGAAAAGAATATGTATGTATTGGGGTTGTTCCATGATAGAAATAGCCAGAGACAATTCCATCCGAAGAGGTCTCGGAAACATCTGCGGCTGTCCTGACATAAGAAAACGATGTTGCTGAATTGATGGATGACACAGAATAAGTACCGTCAAAAGTAGCATCTATTCCAGACACAACGACCTCGGATCCAACAATAAAATTATGTGTCGTGTTAGTTTGTATGGTGGCTACGTTATCAGTTAAGGATTTAGAAACTATTTCATTTTCAAAATTTACAAAAACATCGTAGTTTGGCCTATTCTCTTCATCACCCCAAACAGCCTGAATTATGTTTCCAGCAACTCCAACACCCCCCTGAACCGTAGTAACTGGATAAACCTCAAGCTCTCTGATTGGGCTCCAGTGTGAAAATCTGTTCTGGTCCTCTGAAATAACTCTATATCTGAGAACATGCCCATAGTTCCCATTTGATAGCCTAGAAATTTCTGGCAAATCGGATCTTGACAGTCTTACCTTTTCTTGTCCTCTAGGCATTATCCCACATCGATCCCAAACCTAAACTCTACAATGTTTGAGGAGTTTGGTTCTTTTACAATTGGTAAACCATTATCAGTTAATATTTCTGTATAACCAGTAAGTCCATAGAGTGGGTTTTGTGCTGTTACATTTTCTAGCCTAAATCCATCTAGACAAACATAAAAATCTTCTGATGGTGTTGGAGTAGTTGCTCCACTAACTGTGTCGTATACCATAACATAAAACTTTACAGAGTTTACTGCATTCCAAGTAAACCCAGGACTTTTATCTAAGTCTCCCAGCCTTGTTGTTGCAATTATATATCTATTGTCACCAAATATTACATCTTCTGGCCCATAGTCTATAGACATTCTAGCGTAGGTATCTGGAATAATGGCATCTGTAGAGGCAAACTCAACAAGAATTCTTACTCCACCAACACTTGCACCAGATGGCGTATCATCTTTACTAAGAATAGAAAATGCTAGGCGCAGTTGATCATCTGCAGAGTTTTTATCAAAGGTTGGATTTATACCGAGAAGGTGAACATGAGAGCCATAGTAAGGATCTCCGGCTTCTCTGGTTTTCAATGAAAGCTTTGTTCCGTCAGACTCTAAAAAAGAAGTTGCTCCAGAAACCACGAGAGTTCTATCTAAAAATCTTGGATTTTCAAATCTTTCTTTTCTAATATTACTATTAAAGATATAGTTATCAGAGTTGGTTCTAAATACCGGGGATGCTACTTCTACTGTATAGCCACCCGCATCTAAATTAAGTGGCTCTATATTTGTAACAATGCCTACAGCAGTTTCTTCTGTGTGATATTCCCAGTTCTCGGACTCTGAAAATGTATAAATCATTTTACTATCCTGGGTTGCAGCGCCTGGATTTGCCTTGGCAGAATAAACTCCGATTTCTGTAAAAAGATATCTCTGGTTACTTGGCAGCTCTCCTGCAAATACAATATTTGCAACATTGTTATCATCATAAACATACCCACGTGATGTAATAGGAATTCTAAGTACCTCAAAATTAAGATTGGTCTGTGATGCATAATTTCCAAGCGAATCAGATAGGCCTAAAGGCTGTGCTCCAACACCCATCGCCAAATAAGACGCATAGGCAGGTGCCTGACCAATTAGATACTTGGCCAAAATATTTCTTCCTTTATTAGTAATCAAGATTCCCCCACATATATTGTACCATGATCACGGAATCCTTCTTTTAAGACTTCTACATCTAGTCTTTCATTAACTTCCATGTTAGTTATGTCAATAACAATATCACCAGAAGACTCTTCTACATACGCCCTTTTATTATTTCCAAACCTTACAATTCCAGCTGATTCAGTTACGGGAATATCGGCAGCTATTTTAAGATAAGAAAAAGATGTTGGTGAATTTATAACTGATACAACATAAGAGCCATTAAAAGTATAATCTATTGCAGATATAATAATGTTAGTCCCCACATTAAGGCCATGAGCCTCGCTGGTTTCTATTGTTGCTAGATTGCTTTCTAGTTTTTTAGAAACCACAATCCTATTATTTGCCGGTGGACCAGTTCCCTCTTCTGGAATATGAGTATCTAACCTAATACTAAAGTTTCCAAAATATGTATCTAGCGTTCCAGAAACAGAAAAAATATTCTTAGTATTATATTGACGATTTAAAAGACCTGTATTCCCAATTAAATTATAAGAAACTTCTTGTCCATTAACAATGTCATTTCTTGATATACTGATTATCTCTTGCCCACCAATATTTTCAAAAAGCAGGTCTGTCATTAAGTCTACTGGAAGCGTGGCACCATCTAACAAGATAAGATCGGGTGTTGCAATCTTAATTGCATTAGAAGTACTTGTTGATGAGATTTGCTGATTCTCTGGATAATCTGGTACTGCCTGAATATCATCTGACATTATAGTACCTCACTTAAATAAGCTGTCATCTTTGGTCCATTTTGTGTACGGTTATATTCTATACTATAAACAACAAACCTGGAATCATCCGAAGAAATTTCGTTAACCCCATTCTCATTAGTAAAATCTACCTTAGCAATATCCCCTAGTTGTAATGTTGGCATGCCAAAAACCTCTATTCCAACGGACCTTCTTGGCTTCATTATTTTTTGAGATAGCCAGAACATTAAGCTTTCGGCATTGTCATGACTTTGAATATATGGGGCTTCAATTGTAAAAGAATTTTTACCCTGAGTTATTCTGCTAAGTTTAATATCTCTGTAGTCTTCTTTATATTTATCTGGTGGGAAGACTACAAGGTCTTGACTAATTTCTGGATCTGAAAGATTACCAATTTTTTCAAAATATTCGTCAACGGATAGTTCATGGTCTGATTGTTGAGTAAAGGAAACGCCCTGAATTCTTAAATAATTTCCACTAGTAGAGTCTAGGTTTAGTAGGCTATCTGTATTGTTAAAAACTAAAAACTCTGCGCCATAAGAACCAGCGGTAAATCCAGAAATTGTATATCCTTTTAATCTATTAAATGTTGGAGAAATCTTGGCAGAGAGTGCTGGGTAGGCCTTATCATATCTAATATCAAAGTATGCCGCCTCTCTCATAATTGTTCCAAACTCTTCAAAGTAAATATTATATTTCGGTGGCTCCGAAGAACTAATTCCAGAAAGGTATGTTGATTGAATTAAACCACTCATTGCATACCGCTGAAAGGCTTTGCTGGCGTTTATTTCTTCATTACCAAAAACAGCATTTACTGGAGTCTCTAAAGAAAATGTTGTATTTTGGCTGTAGTTATCTGTTAGCGCATAAACGTTTTCAAACATGCACTTTGAAGATCCTCTAATAAACAATGCCATATTATTAAATATAGGTAGTGGGTCTGGATCATCGACAATCGCGGCTATTGTTCCATTTACATATAAAAAGAATCTACGGAATTCTCCTATGTCTTGGTATTCTACAGCAATATCATAAACAGTAGTACTAGATTCTGTAGATAATCTAGCTTGTCCAGTAAACTGTCCACTGTCTACAAGAATGTTTCCAATACCGCTCCAAAGTTTTTCTGGGATTGCGTCTAGTGTTCCATCGTCTCCAGCCTGCTGCTTAATTTTATAAAAGAATAAATTGTTTATGTTTTCATCATTTTGGTAATCTGCTATGTTGATAGCGGTAAGGGCCGCTATTTCAAAATAGTAACCATTATTTGTTTCTGGATTAAGCATTACAGCAATACCGCCAGAACCGCCAGCAATAGAAATGCTTTGATCTGTTCTTGCATCTGTTACGGTAAAGTATGTGGATTGCCCAGAAGCACTTTGTCCAGCAATTTCACTATCAACAACCTGCCCTACAATTCTCATCCTAGTACCAAAGTGCTTAAAACTTTTTTCTAATGGAGCCAAAGGCTTAAAAACATAAGAGACAAAATCTACTGGATTATTAACTGAGTTAAAAGATGTTCCATTTAATACAAGGGCAGAGGATTGAATTGTTGCTGGATAGGTTGGGTCTTTTTCAATTTCTTCTGAAAACTCACTAGCAAAAAAGTTTTTGATTAGCCCAGTTCTTATAACGTCTTTTGCTCTAGTGTCATCCACGCCAGCTGGTCCAACTGCTGTCTCGATGTCTGCACTATCTAGCTTACCAAAAAGATACCTTGAGTCCATCCTAACTCCACGCACATTATTATTGCTTGTCCAG